GTCCACAGGTTCGTCGTAGACGACGTTGCAGGTCGACCACTTGCCAGTCATCGGGTCTTGCATCCGCTGTCGGACGATGTAGCCGCGCTCCTCGAGCTCTTTGAGGCCAGTTCTGATGGCGTCACGGCCGTCAGGGCCAACCTTGGCTAGCCGTGTTGAGCTGATCGCCCAGTTATCAGGCTGGCTCAGGATGTAAGCCAGAATGCCGCGGGCCTTGAAACTGAGTGCGTGGTTCCTGAGGATGTCGTTGTCGAGCACGGTGTAGCGCTCAGGGCGCTTCGATCTGACAATCATCGGTGCTCCAAGTAAGTCTTTGCCAGCCGGCGTCGGATCTCTTGCTCGAGGACCAGCCATTTGTCGCTTGGCGGTGCAGCTGTGAAGTGCAGGGTGATGGCGATGGTCAGAATCTCCTCGCCGAGGTGAGGGTAGAACTGCATAAGCCGTGTGATTTCGTTCAAGATTTCGTCGTCGTCCATTGCTCTCTCCATTAGTTGCCCTCCAATCGAGCGCAGATGTCTTTCCAGTCTTGAGGTCGCCAAAGGTACGTTTCGGAGCCGGCGTCCTCGAGCACGTTGAGCCATTGGCGTTGTCCTGGTGTGGTGCGGCCGCGTTCGTTTTTGAGTTCGACAAACAGCACGCCTTTCTCAGGGTGGGCCAGTACGAGGTCGGGGAAGCCGGCGTGGCCGGTGTATGGGGTAGACCAGCGGCCTCCGGTTTGTGCTGGGCGTGGGTGGAATACGAGCCAGCCGTACAGGTAGGCGGCTTCGATCACGCTTTTCTGGAAATCAGCTTCTCTCACGGTTCCTCGCTTCCGCGAGTTGCAGATCGGTGCGGACCTCGAGGAGCTGTTCGTTCAGCCAATGCTTGTCCGATTTCAGCTGCTCGACGTAGAGCGTGAGCTCTCGGAGGCGTTGCGCGGCGGTCCCTTGCAGGGTGGAGCCTTGCCCGCCGTACGTGCGGAATTTGTGTGAGCGTTCCAATTCTTCGATCAGTTGTTCGTCAGTCACGGGGCATCTCCTTCAGTCGGTCGATGGCGATCTTGCAGGCGTCGAAATCGACGAGCGCTTGCTCGTCGTACTCAAGGGAGCGTTCACGACAGAGCCGTTTGTAGAAACCGATCATCTTCTCGGTCGGTTCTTGCCGTTTCTTGACCGATGCGCCTGGAAAAGCGTCTAGAACGCTCTCTAACGGTTCTGGGCTATCAGCACCCCCGCCGCGCTCTAACGCGGCTTGTGCGGCCTTTGAGGGGGCTGTTTTCGCGCGTGAACCGACTTTGGCTCTGGTGACAGCCGGCATGGCGTCGTTGAACTCGCGGTCGGTGCCGATTCGGGCGGCGACTTCGTCGTTGCTGGCGAGGCCGCGGTCGATCCCGTATCCGAGGTAGCCGAGGGCGCGTCCTAAAGCGCTGGTATGGCCCACCATGTATTCCGAGTTTTTCGTGTAAGGGGTTCGTCCTGGAATGGGTTCGAGGACCGATCCCAGGACGGGCTGTGTGTCGTCCGGTGTTTGGTGGACGCGAACGGTGCAATGCAGGAATGTCTGGTCGCCGATCTCAATAATGGCGAACGGCAGCTCCTCGACGCGCAGATCGGGGTGGTCTTTTAGTGCCATTTTCAGGCGTTCGTTGACGGTGACATAGCCATCAAGATTCATCGCAAATCCTCTCGATCTCGATGAGCGCAAAATACGCCTTGCTGGAGATTTCACCGCCGAACTCGAAATGACAATTGGCAACTGCCATGCAGTCAAGGATGTCCAGCGCGTCAATGTCATCGTGTCCGCTGATCTCAAGCTGTTCAGACAAGACTTGCGCAAAGCCCATTTGCACGGCTTCGGGACTCATCTGGATGTGCATCACTTTTGTGTCTTTGTGGGTCATGCGTTGCCTCCGTTGCATGTGTAGGTGCCGCTCATGTACCACGGCTTCCACGGACACCAGCCACGGCGGTCGGCGTCTTCGTAGATCTGTCGGGCGATCAGCAGATTGACCGCTGGATGCTGTAAGTCCTCTTTGGTGTAGCCGAGCTCGAGGACGAGCGGCGCCCAGGTGCGCCAGTTAACTTGAGTGAGGCCGTGGTCGCCGGTGTCTGACATTTGTGTCGGGTCACAACGGGACTCGCGCCACATCACTTCGTCGAGGACGGGCAGGTCGTCGATCTCCCAGCCCATCGCTAGCGCGTGTCCGAACCATTGCTCACACTTAGCGGTGTCAATGTTGCGCTGGTATTCCGCGGCCTCTGTCGGCATTTCCAACGGGTCGCAGTTCACAGGAATGATCGCCATTACAGCGATCCATAACAGGGTCTTCATTTTTTCCTCCAGATCGGGTCGGGGTCCGATGGAGCCATTATGCGGATTTTCCGCAGGCTAGTCAAGCCATACCAGATACGATGCCGTGACGCGGCCGGCCTCTGGGTCGACGTAATGCAAACGCTGGCTCGGATGGCCGGTCGCGGCCATGAACTCTTTGGCGTACACATTCTCCGATTCTGGCGAACCGGTGACATAGATCTGACCGCCGTTCGCCATCGTCAACGTCATCGGCGTATGGAAGTGGCCCATGTAAACGTCCGAGAATGCCTCGGGGATGACGCCGGTCGACCATTGGTTGCACTTGCGGAGAATGCCGAACGCTGGCGTGTTGCCGCCAAACGATTTGATCTCGTCGCCATGCACCAGCAGAGCGCCGTAGTTCCCGATCTCGACGATCTGATACCAAGCCGGCGAGGTTTGCCAGGTGACGCGCTCGTCCTCAAGGCGGTCTCCCGCGATCTTGTAGGCGACGCGGTCAATGTTGTCGGCTCCTGGCATGTCGCCTTTGCGGCCCAGCCGGCCGTGGTTGCCGTACTCGCAGGTCACGGTGACATGCTCGAAGATGGCGAGCATCCGGCGCACGAAGTCTTCCATGAGGCCGGCGGTGGCGAACAGTTGCTCAAATAGGTGCGCTTCGACTTCGTAGGGTTGCCCTGGGAAGATGCCTAAGCCTTCGACCATGTCGCCGCCGAACATGACATGAGCTTCTTTGACGGGATGATCGGCCCGCTGGATCTCGGTCATTGTGCCGATCTTCTCAGCGAACCGGTGGATCCGTTTGCGGCAGGTGTCGATGTCGTAATCGGAGGTTTGTTTGCCGAGTTGCCAATCGGTCGCATGGATTAGCGCGACTTCAGGGTTCTTGCGTCGCAGATCTGTCTTGGGTTTGGGAACGCTCGGTGCGCGTCCAAGTGTGACGGCCGCGTCTTTTGCCGCCTGATAGACGGCTTCGACAATGGCTTCGGATTTGGCGTGCGCTTTGCGGGTGGCGCGTTGCTGTCTGACGAGAGCGTCGCGGAGCTCTTGCAGCTCTACCTCCTGGTCGAAGTCATCGAGCATGAGCCCGTCGCCATTGTGCGATCGGATACTCAGAAAGCTCGTATCCCCACTTTGTCAAGACCGCCTTGATGGTCGGCGTGCTGTAGCTGAGATCCATCAGCGCCGCGTGGAGCGCTTCGGATCGTTCGGTGTCAAGCTCCTCGAGGATCTTCTCAATCTTTGGGGTTGCCGGCTTGGGGCGTGCGGCGTCGAAGTCTGACATGTCTGGCACAGTTGCCTCCTTGTGCTAGTTGAACAAAGCCTTCCAAGTCTTAGGTCCGACAATGCCGTCAACGGTGAGGGCTTGGTCGGTTTGGAAGGCTTTGACAGCTGCGTCGGTCTTCGGGCCGAAGATGCCATCGACGGGGCCGACGTTGTAGCCGAGCATTTTGAGCTCGCGCTGAATCAGTTTGACTCGGTCCTTGGCTTTCGATCCTTTGCGGACTGACTGTTTAGGGTACGGAGGCACCGGTGCCGGCTGAGTGGTCTGTGGCGGGCCGGACACGATGCGCTCCGAGATTGGTGATGCCCAAGTCCAAGTGTCGGGTGTGACCTCGATGTGCAGGTGATCGTTTTGTGCTCCAGGCGGACGGCCAATCCAGCCGCGGCCTACTTCCCAGTAACGCTTTGCCCAGTAGTCGTGAATGCGCTGAATACCGAGGACTTCATGATGCTCGATGAGCCAGGGGATGACGTCTTGCTCGACACATTCGCGGGATGGTGCGGTCGGGTGGCCGTCGTCACGGCGATAACTCAAGTCCTGAGCCGCGCCGAAAGCGTGCGACGACCAGGCGGTGCCGCCACGGATCGGCCGGCGTCCGTAACAACCAAGGTTCCAGAATCCCCAGCGCTCCTCAAGGTACTTGCGGATCTGGCGCAGGTTCGGCGAACAGGTGTCAAACGGGTGGCGTGGCGTGTCCCGTTGCCAACTGTGATATCTCAAGGCTTCTTTCCGATGATCGGGGTCACTTCGTCACCTCGACGCGCGGCGATGCCGTTGCCGACGGCGTAACCGGCGATCATGCCGATCAGACCGGTGCCGGCCTCGTTCGAGATCGAGTCGGTCATCAGCAGAAGCGTGACACAAACCAGGGCGACGAGGGCGATCATGGCTTTCGACGGGTTTGCGATGTTCATCTCTGTCCAATCCACAAGCAGAAGACAACGATTACGCTCATAACTACAGCAAGAGCGGCCGTTTTAGCGTCTTCGCTGGTGACGATCATGGGGCCGGCGGGTATGGGTGGGCGGCTTTGACGGCGGCGACGGCGTCAAGCCAGGCTTGTTCGGTTCCGTCACCTCGTTGCCACTCAAAAAACAGCGGGTCACTCGTGGCTTCGTAATCGGCGCGGCGAGCGCTCTCGACGGCCGCAACTTGCCGGTCATAGTCGACTTGCGGCCACGCGGCATCAAGCTCAGCTTGTGACGGCTTCGGCGTGTCAGACAGCCAAGTCAAGCCGTCGTAGGTGTCGCCATTGAGCGACCATTGATCGCCCGCATAATTGGCGGTGAGGACGGCGGCGTAATCGATCATGCTGACACCTCAACAGCGGTGATGGTCGAAGCAGCACGACCGGAATACGAAGCGTCTGTGTCGTTCTCGCTTCGGTTGACATACAGGACTGTGGCTCCATCGCTGAAACCTTGAATCTTGTATGTAGTGGCGGAAGTTGTCGCTGGAGCATCGAGGTATGTAATTACGGCCGACTCCAACGCATACACGTCCCCTTCATACATTGCCGCTGAGACTCTAGTTCGATTGCTAGCCGCGTCTCCGATCGCAATAGCCGTTGAATCTCGGACAAGTTGAAGAAACCCTACTTTCGAGGCAGCGTCACCGTTACCTTGAATCGTGGCAATCACGAAAACTTTGCTAGTTGCGGATGACGGCGTGATGCTTACGCTCAGACCGGTGATATCCGTGTAAGACGATGCCGACGTCGTGAACGTGTCGGTCTTGGTGGTGGACACGACCTGGAAAATCTTGCCGCCTGCGACTGCGGCCCAGGAACTGCCGTCGTAATACTGGGTGGCATTCGTGTCCTCGAGGTAAGCCATCTGGCCTTCAGCCAGCGTCTTTTCGCCGGTACCGCCAAACGCGGCGTCACGCTCCGTTGAGGATGCGAAGACAGGGATGCCGGTGTTGATTTGAGTGACCTGCGCGGCGGTAAGTACCTGGCCGGCGGTGAAGGCCGGCACGGAGGTTTGTGCGTTGGCTCCCATAGGTGCTCCTATCCTAGAACATTGAGTGCGTCGAGCACACCATAGACGGCGTCGTCCAAGATGAGTTCGTACACGATGGTTGTGGGGCTTGTGTAGAAACGGGCGACATGGCCGCCGACATAATCGATGTAATGTTCGACGCCTTCGACGGCGAGTTCTTGGGCGAGCTGCGTATTGGACGCGCCGTTGATGAACGATTTCTCGATCGTGATGGTGTCGCCGATGTCGATCGTGGCGACGACGTCACGTTGCGCGTCGGAGAGCTGTGAGAACGCGACCTCAACCGCGGTGAACGTGGCCTCTGGATCAGGGTTCAACAGATAGGTTGCCAGTTCTTCGCAGGCGGCGTCGGTGTCAAGCAATGACGCGCTGATGGCTACTGACTGGATGAAGTATTTAGCTTGGCTGTCGGTGTCTTCCGCAGATCCGAAATCGTTGGCGAGGGATTGAACGAACGCCAGATTTACAACTTTGTCGGCCCCGAACGAAATGTCGACGTTGCGGTACGGATAGTTGGTGCCGTCGTCATGAAAATCGGCTACAGGTGAGGACAGCGTTGCACCGATCCGGTTCTCAAATGTCAGGACGCCTTCTCGGTCGATGTACAGCCGGCCGCGTTCTGTTTCGTTGATCAGACTGAGATAGTCAAGGACGTTTTGTCCGAGTTCTAGGTCGTAGTCGTGGCCTCCTCCGCCGCCGCCGGTGTGGCCTCCGAGCTCGACGGTGCCGGTGGCAATGGATCTTGCCGCGCCCGTCGGATAATCGACTTCGGGAAGGTCGAGGATGGTTTCGATTCGAGCACCGGACAGTTCTTTGTCGATGTGGACATCGTCGGTGACAGTTTGGGCGAGCCGGTAGAAGTCGTCGACGCAGTCGACTTCGACGGCGTCGTTGCCGTCAAGGCCGAACTGGTAGTTGTAGTTCACGACGCGGCCGACGAACAGCAGCTCGGATTCGCGGTACAGACGGACCAGCCGCATTGGGGCTAGTCCTGGCTCATTGTTGGACGGGTCGTAATACGGCGAGTCGCTGGCAAACGGGTTGAACACGCCGCCGGCCGCGGTGTCGTCGAGGATGAAGCTCATGGTGCCGGCCGAGAACTGATCGTTGATGTCGCGGCGGCCGCGGTTGATCTGAATGTTTCGTGCACCGTCGGTGACGTCTGCGAAGTCGGTGAGTCCGTCGAGAACGAACGTGGTGCCGTCTAGAACGCCGCGTACAGCGTCATCGAGACGAAACCCTCGTACGGGTGCGCCGGTGTCGATTTCGAGCGTGTAATCGCCCGACTGAACAATCGTCGCGGTCATATGCGGTCGTTTGTCTGAATGCCGGCCGGACCGGATGCTCGGTTAAATCGGCGGATGCTGTCGACGATGACACGACCCGTTTCGGCGGTCGGGTTCAGGGTGGCGACGTTCACGTTGTAGGTCACGTTTCCTTGTCCTGGGCGAATCAGCGTCGAAGAAACTAAGCCAGGGGCTTGCGGGATGCTGGTGTTTACAAAACCGGATCCTTGCAAAGCCGCCTGAAGATCGCTCATCCCTGGCACACCGCCGCCACCGATACCGAACTCGCTTGGTTTTGCGACGGAGAAACCTAACACTTCGGCTAGGCGTTCTGCTTTAGCAATCGCGAGGTCAAGTTCGCCGGTTTCGACCATGATGAACATTTCTGTCTGAACTTCCTGCGGGACGTTCTTCATGGTCTCAATCACGTTGGCAAGTTCTTCGTTGACTCGCTTGTTTGCTTCCTCCCATTCGTCAGAGCCTTCAGCGTTACTGTCTGCGATCTCGCGGAAATCTTCGACGGCGCTGTTGAAGTCGCGGACGGCTTGTTCACGGTCGAGCTGGTCGAGGTAACGCTGAATCTCAGGGTTGAGCGCGAACATGCGCTTGTACAGTTCTTCGGTTGATGCCCAAAGGGTGTCGACAAACTCAGCCGTTTTCTTTGACGATTCGCCGGCTTCCTCGACTGTCTGTTCGTATTCCTGGGTAATTCCGATGGCACGCTCAAACTGTTCGCGAGCTTCGTCTACACCGCCGCCCATCTCACGAACACTTTCGTACATGTCGCCGGCTTCTTCGCGGGCGGAGTCGGTGGTCCGCTCAAAGTTCTCAACCTCGTCGGATGCCAAACCAAGTTTTTCGGCGAGCCAGCCGACGCCGTCGCGGAGCAAATCGAAGAATCCGAGCAGCTTCTCGATCGCGGCGCTGACGATGCCGAACTTCTCCTCGAGGTACACCAGGGCGGCGATCAGCGCCGTGAATACGATCAGGCCTGACGCGACCTGCACGGCGGTGAATGAGGTGGCGAGCGCGTAGTTGATGCCGGTGGTGATAGCGGTGATCGTTGACCACAGTTTCATCGCGACGTTGGCGATAACCACAGCGCCGGCGAGCGTGCCGATTCCGGCCGCTAAAGCGATGACCAGTTCCGTGTTCTCAGCAATGAAATCGGCCATTGGAACGATGATTTCGACCAGTTTCTCCATAACTGGCAGGAGCGCCAAGCCGATTGATTCGGACGCCTGGCTAAACGCAACTTTCATTTTGTCGGTGCCGTTAGCGGTCGCTTCCGCGGTGCCGCCGACCTGATTCTCGATTTCCTCGAGGATCAGGTTTTGCGCTTCGAGCACTTCGCCGGACTCGACCAGGGTGCGGATCTGATCTTGCTGGGCTTCGGTGAACTGGATGCCGGATTCGCGGAGGGCGCTAATGCCGGCGATCGGGTCGTTGAGTGCTTTGCCGAGCTGCTTTGCGTTGTCGGTGACAGAGCCGAAGCCGGCGGACGCCATGTCGAGGGTGAGTTGCGTGGCGCGATCGAATGCGCCTCCAACCTCGTCGGCGCTTGAAGCGATGTCCTTGAACGTGAGCAGTAGCGCCTGGGACTCTTTGATCGTGTTTTGGTTGACGCCGGTGAGGCGGGCCTGCTCGTTAGCCAGATCGACGAGCCGGTTTGTGACGACTTGTGTCTGGTCGCCGAACAGCCCCATCGTCGTTGCGATCTGCTCGATACGAGCGTTCGCGGTCGCGGCTTGCTCGCCAGCGGCCACCATCTTGGCGCCGGCCACAGCCAATCCGCCGAGCGCGGCGGTGGCTGGTACGAACGCTTTCTTGAGAGCGAACGCGGTTTTCTGGCCGGTGGTTTCGAGTCTCTTGAACTCGGACATGGCCTTCTTGAGGCCACTGTTATTGAACTCGCTAACGATGGGTACGTTGATTGCCATTAGCGCAGCTCCTGGTTGATGATCTTGGACATGTCGTCAATGGCTGATCTTACGCCTTGCACGACTTCAGGCATGTGGCGTTCAGCGGTCGGCCACATCAGCCTCGAGGCCGGAGCGAACCGGTCGAGGCGGGCGATCATGGCGCGGCCAGACGGGCTGTTGCCTGAGCTCTTGCGGCCAGCAATGTCGAAGATGACGCCGGCGGCGCTGGTTTGGCGAAGCGTCAGCAGAGGGATGGTGTCGCTGTTGCGGGCTTTCGATCCCTTGAACGCGACTTTGACGTTGCGTTTGACGGTGCGGCCGTCGTAGCCGCCGCGCCAGTTTCCCCAGCCGGATAGCGGTGAAACGTCGGGAAACAATTTCTTGGCTTCGGCTTGCATTGGCTTCGCAGCCAGTTTCATGCGCCGAATCGTCGTCTTGCGCAGCTCAGGGTCGACGCGGCGAAGCGTGCGAAGCGTGTCGGCTAGGCCGTTCACTTCGACTTTGGTGCTAACGCTTGCCACGGTTTTGCTGCTTTTTCTGCTCCTCGAAAACATCGACCACGGTGTTGAGGTCTTTGGTCTCGAACTCGATTTCGGGGGGCCACCAGCCGACGGCGACCAGCAGTTCTGCTAGCTGGCGTCGTCTGGTTCCCCTGGGGTAGGGCGGTTATCGCTGCTCACAATCTCCGGCAAGCCATCGACCTTGTTGAGAAAGTCATCGAACGTCGCAGGGACGACGATCTTGACGCTTTTGGCTGATTCGTACGCCAAGAACGCAATGTCTTCGGCCCCGATCTGATTCGCCATCTGCGACATCTTGGCCTTGAACTTGCGCTCCCAAGCGACGAGCGCACGAAGCGTTGTGGTTACTTCGTGCGTCTCGCCGTTCAGGGTAAACCGGAGGGTCAGTTGCATGTCGGGGTTCCTTTGTTAGGGGATGAAACTGGGATCAGCTGGTGGCGCGGGTGAGGGCGCCGCCGCGGAAGGTGACGTCCATCGTCGGCAGCTCGCCGACACCGCCGTTGACAGGGGTGACGGACTCGAGGTAGCAGCCGGTGAGCGTGTACTCGGGGTTCGATACGCCAGGCGTCGCCGAGGTCGTCGGGGTGACGACGACATCGAACGTGGTGCCGGCGAGGCTGTTGAACTTCTCCTCAACCTCGCTTGTGCCGTACGCGATCATGAGGGTGGCGGAGATCTCGTGGTTGCCGAGTCCCTTGACGAACTTGCGGGCGGTGTCGCCGAACGCGGTCGACTCGAGGGCTTCGTAGCTCTCGGTGACGGTGATGGTGGAAACCTGGTCGCTGAAGTCGACGGAGTCGACGGTCAGGGTGGCCTGGTTGAGAACAACGGTGGTTGCCATTGGGTCAGTTCCTTCTTGTTGCTAGCCGGACGGTTAGATCATAGGCGGGGAGCTGTTGCTCACCGATGAGGGCGATGGACGGCGTGCCGGCGGTCACGGCGATGTCCGCGCTCTCATGAATGGCGTCGACG